CACAGAAAACTCAGGATAAGTCGGCATAGAATCATCTATATCAATATCACCACCCCAAATTAATTCAGTATCGCACCAATAACAGTTCATTTGATAATTGGCATAGATGGCCCTGTTACATCAGGTAAAGCATTATCTAATACCTTTGGCATCATTCCTTGTACATTATCCAAAACCTCATTCATTACTCTTGACTTAAATTGTTCAGAGGTAACAAATCTGTACGCATAGTATGAACCGCCCAACATTGACAAGGTTAAAAAAAACGACAACAATGAAGCTACCTGACAGATTTTTTGAAACATGATAAAAGAAGCAATCCTCCGTGCAATCAGTCATACATTAATTATATCAATGCTGCTAATTATTCCAACAATCGCTCCAATGTACCTAATTATGTCTTATATAACTAAGACCACGGCACTCCAGAAGTAGTTGTTGGAGTTTTTGATTCTGTTATTTGTGCAGCAATACCTGTTTCAATAGCTGTTATTTCATCAGAACCTAGTGCAGCTTTTACCCATGCAATAGCATTATCTTTTGTAATATCAGCATAAGCAGTAAACGATCCAGAATCAGCTTCAGCAAGCCCTACAGACCCATATGCAGAACCGCTATGCACTACAGCAGAATCGCCACTACCAACAGTTTCAGAATCACTTGCAGTCCAATGGACAGTAGTAACTACATCAGACAAACTTCCTACAGTTTTTGTTGCATCTAATGAAATAACATTCCAAGTTACAGCCATGATAATAAATATTTAGTCTAATTTTACTTTGATTCTACTGTTTCGACAGTTTCAGTTACAACATCAGGTAACTTTGCAAATTGTTTTAATGCACCTTGATCTTCTATGATTGGTTGCATAAGTGCATTTTTTTCCGCAACTTTCTGTTGTATTTCTTTTTCAAGCATTTCTGCTTTTGCAATATTTAAATCTAGACGAGTTTTTGTCTCATCATAAAGTTCTTGTGGTGTAGCCATAAATTTTAATTAAAGTTGTCCAATAATACTAAGCTGCCTCTAATGCTGCAACTTTGGTTTCCAACACCTCTATTTTTCCAACAGCCTCTTGTAATGCAGCAGTAAGTAAAGGTACAAGCTTGCTTTGATCTATTGTTTGATAAACAGGCTTGCTTTCAGAATCAACTTCATCTTTTGTTCCTGTTACAGCTTCAGGTACTGCTGTAATTTCGTGTGCAAAGAATCCATCAACAGGTGTGTTTGTTTCATCTATTTTCCAATTAAATTTATATGGTTTTAATGTTTTTAATCTTGTTATTCCATCAGATATTGCTACTGCATTTTCTTTCAAACGATAATCAGATGAGGTTCCATAACTTGTAGAACTACCATCATGAGTAATACTTCCAACAGTCGTGCCATCTGCTCTTTCAAAAAATATTAAACGACCACCTGTTGATTTACCACAAGCACATAACAATGTTCTACCATCCGAACTATCAACAGTATTTCGTAAAGAAAGAGTATATTCAGTAGCAGTACCATTTTTAATGCAGCCATGTTGTGCAGCATTATTTCCAAAAGCTCCATCAATAGTCCCTACATAAAATTTACCAGCATTTGTAATCCTGACTCTTTCTGTTGGTATTTTCGCACCATCAGCTGTTGTACTAAATGTTAAAACTCCGGGCATATCATCAGTTCCGGGTGTTCCATCTACTAATGCCTGTATAAGAGCAGCAGGTTGAAAATTAGTTCCATCAGAACCAGCAAAAGTAAGTCCACCTAATCTGTCGCCACTTTGAACGACTGTGGTTCCACCAACTGTTGCCGTTCTATGTTTTGCAATAAATATTTCCGCACCAAACGCATTATTTCTTCCATAAGTTAAAGATAAAGAATTATTTGAATCATCATTAGCAGTTTCAAATTGAAATGTAGGTGTTTGACCGTTACCACTTGCACCCATTTTAAAAATTGATCTTGCTGAAGACGTGCCTACAAGCAACCTTCCAGACGAATCTAATCTCATTTTTTCACTTTGACCACCTGTATCAAATCTTAGATACGAACTTGTATCTCCTACTCTCAAACCATAAATAGCAGCACCATAAGATGTATCAAAGCCACCAGTTTTTGATTGAAATTTTAACGCATTACCATCATTTGCATTTGAACTGTTTGAGGTCAAATATATATTTCCACCTACTTCAAACATTTCTATAGGTGTTGCACGATTTAAACCAATTCGATTATTTCCAGCATCTAAATAAAACATATTTGCAGTGCCAGAGCTTTCAATTCTAAAATCTACATCTGCTCCACTTTCATTAAATATTGTTGTTGCTCCAAGCTCCATTCTTTCTACACCGCCAGTAGCGACATTAAAAGTATCAGCAGCAGAACTAAAAATACCTGTATTCAGATCATCTCTAAAAGCTAGTGCAGGGGTACTTACAGAGCCATCCTCAAGAGTAATAGTTCCATCAAGTTGTAAAAGTTCTATCCAATCGTT